GTAGGTGGGTGGCACCGTGGTATTTCCATAGAATCCTAGTGAGTAGCATGAGTAGCGTGAGTAGGTGGGTGGCACCGTGGTATTTCCATAGAATCCTAGCGAGTAGCATGAGTAGCGTGAGTAGGTGGGTGGCACCGTGGTATTTCCATAGAACCCTTGTGAGTAGCGCGAGTAGGCGACATCGTAGTTTCTTCGCACAACCCTAGACAGTACCGTGATATACTCGTAGAAAACCTCCAGATAGAATATCATACTAAATAACACTCTATTATCATCATTATTTATATATATTGAATATTATATATATATTATTTTTTAAAAACTATTATTTTTTATTATAAGTATCCTCACTCTTTTAAGATATATCCCTTTCATTTTATTTTATAACCAATTTTTTATAAATATATCTTTTTATTTTGAGTACATAACTTTTTTATTTTAGAAATTTATAGAAAACTTTTAAAACTTTTGAAAAATAAAAGTTATGTACTCAATTTTTTCTTGGTTATATCCTCATATATCATAGAACCCCCAGTGAGTACCGCGTATCCTCACTGAAACCCCCATAGATAGATACTAACACATTGTTATCATTATTTATATATTTTTTGAATATTATATATATTATCTTTTTATTTTGAGTACATAACTTTTTTATTTTAGAAATTTATAAAATTATTTTAAAGTTTTACAAAAATAAAAGTTATGTACTCAATTTTTTCCTTTAGATTCTTATTTTTTCTTGGTTCCACCTTCATATATAATCTAATCCCCCTTGTGAGTACCCATGTATCTCTCGCAGAAACCCTCCTGGTATAATCTCCCAGAAACTAGCGCCTTATTATCATCTTTTTATTTTTAAAAACTATTATACATTATTTTTAAATTATACTAACCAATTTTTTTAAAAAAATACTTTTTTATTTTGAGTACATAACTTTTTTATTTTAGAAATTTATAAAAATATTTTAAAAGTTTTGAAAAATAAAAGTTATGTACTCAATTTATTCTTTCATATTTTATTTTTTCTTGGTTCCTCTAAAATATTGTAAAATAAATAATATTAGTAAATATAGATAAATAAAAATAATGGACGACGAACGCATAATCACTATAGACAGATTCTTTTCAATTTGGATTTTCCTTTATACAATCCTATATTTCCTCGGTATCTTTCCATATAATCCTGTAATACTCATTAGCATCGCTTTAACATTCTTCATATTCTCTCTATTTATTATAATCCCGCGATTGAACCAGCGCTCTCTTTTAATATATTATATTACAATCAATACGATAGGTAAGATAATCCCCTTATTTATCATAATGAATCGCAAAATAACAATATATGATATTATATTTACAATATCCCTTATTCTATTGTATGTCGCCTACATGTTTATTGTAAAAGAAGATATTTTCTATGTATATACAGATTATATAGAGTTCATAATAGACCGCGATAGAGCGCGAGAAGGCGCTATTTATCACGAAATAAGCAAGATATTCGCTGACTTATTCTGAACCATCATCATCTAACTTTAATTAAATTTTAGGTTTTATAAACTATAGTATTTATTAAAAATCACATCATCTTTAGTTATAGTGTCAATTAATCCATATATTATTTGTTGAAATATTTGATGTATCAAAATATTTTTATTATTTATTATGACAAATAAAAATTTAGTTAATTTACCATATTTAATATCATATTTATAATTTGTATATTTACCATCTGTTAATTTATAATATTTTACATCATTGCCTACTATCGCTATTCCATTTGAATAAAAACTATTAATATAGTTTTCAACAAACTTAATCCCGTTTTTATAGTTTTCGTCGTCAATATCTGGTGGATTTTCAATATTAGTTACTTGTTCATTTATATCTTTGAAAAATTTTTTAATAAAACCATGTAATAAATTTTTAAATAATTTTTCTAATCTTTCCTTTTTGTTTTCATTGTATTCTGCCGAGATTAATTTATTGTTTTGGTTTGCAATAGTTAATAAACATCTGTTTGATAATTCATTTATTATTTTAATTCTATTGGTTTGTTCTGTCGTAGGATTTGTTATATCATATGAACTAATTGCTTTACATCCTTCAATTGTTTTTAAATTCAAACAACTATCTAACATGTTGCCTGATTTTAAATCATCTTTTAATCCGATAAATTTTTTTTTAGACATTTGTACTGCACTTTCTAATACTGGCGCTGGTGCTGGTTCTATTAATGCTGCTGCTGCTGTTGCTTGTTCTGTTGCTTGTACATCTTGTGCTGAAGTTACATCGTTACCCTTCTTTTTTCTTAAAAAATCAAGCATACCACCGCCTCTTTTCTTTGGTTCTGTTAATGCTTCTGGTGTTGTTGTTGTTACTGTTTCCGCTATCTCTATATTCCTTCTTCTCAATTTGGAAATTCCTGCGGTCCCCACCCCTCCTTCCTCCTTTTTAATAGTTTTTCTCTTCATTAATATATCTACTTATATATAAATAATATAAAATATAAGCATAATAGTACTAATTAAGCAAAAATTGATACGATTTATATAATTCCTTTGTAAATAAATAATGTCTTCTTTCTCGTATGAGTATGAAAAGTATTTATGTGACGCTAATAGCGTTAAGGATATGGTACTTAAATATGGAGTAGCGATATGTCCTATATTAGATGATAATGAATGTGATAATATGATTAAAAATAAATGGGATATATTAGAAAAATTAACTGAAAAATTTGAAGTACCTATTGACAGGGATAATAAAGCGACTTACAAACAGATTATTGAATTATTTCCAAATCATAAAATGTTGATACAGCATTGGAAAATAGGGCATTCTAAATTGGTTTGGGAAGTAAGACAAAACAAAAAAGTAATAGATGTTTATAAAAAGATTTGGAACACTGAAGATTTGATTGTTAGTTTTGATGGCGCGAGTATCTATATTTTAGATAAACCTACACGAGAGTCTAATTCGTGGTTTCACGTGGATCAAAGTTATACGAGAAATAATTTTGAATGTATCCAAAGTTGGATTAATGGTTATGATACAAAAGAAGGCGACGCTACTCTAGTTATATTAGAAAATAGTAATAAGTATCATGAAGATTTTCAGAAAGAGTTCAATATAACTGATAAAAAAGATTGGTATAAATTGAATAGCGAAGAGCAATACAAATTCTATATTAATAAAGGATGTCGTGAAGTTGCTATTAAGTGTCCTCGTGGTTATGGTGTTTTCTGGGATAGTAGAACATTACATTATGGAAATCCTGTACAAAAAACTGCGAATGACGATTATAATTATAGATGTGTCGTATATATATGTATGGTTCCTAGAAATTTTGCTAAAAAGAAAGATTTGGAAAAAAGATTAAAGATATTTAATGAATTGAGAATGACATCTCATTGGCCGCATAAACCTAAATTGTTCCCTAAAAATCCTCAAACATATGGAAAAGAGATTAAAAAAATTGCTGACATTACTATGGAAGAAGTTAGCGAATATATTACAATTGAAGGTATGAATTTAATCTAATTAGGAATGTAATCTTATCCAAAAAATATAAAAAATATAAAAATATATAATATACCTATTCTAATTATCTAATTATCTAATTATCTATCTATTTTTTACTCTGCCTTCTTGGTGGTCTTCTTTGCCTTTTTGGGTTTCTTTTCCTTTTCCTCATCTTCTTTAGGCAGTTCCTTTTCCTCCTCCTTGTCTTCGTCAGATGGTACCTCCTTATCCTCCTTGTCCTCCTCCTTATCTACTAGAGTCGCCTTGAACTTGTTCCATTCTTCGGCGAGTTTAGTAAATCTTTCGGTGTTCGAGAGTTCGGGAAACTCTTCCTTAATCCTATCCTGATTATCCTTGATGAACTGCTGATACTTGTTGAGCGGCTTCTTGGGTTTCTCGTTGCCATCCTCGTCAAGATTATCCTTCTTCTTCTTCTTGTCGTTCTTCTTCTTTTCGGCATTCTCAATTTTCTCCTTCTTCATTTCATCCTTGAGTTCCTTCATAATATTCTTGAAATACTCATCGATTTCCTTCTTCGTGTTGAGTTCATCGGGCATATCCATCATGCGCTCCTTGAGAGCAACGGCGAAAGTAGCAGCAGTACCGGCGGCCATTCTTCTTAAACTGTTGTTAGGTGAAACTTGAAACTGCTTTTGAAGACTTGACTATAAGACGCGTAGAGCAACTGGTAAAGCGTAGAGCGTAAAGCGACTGTGGTTTTGACTATGAAAGTAATAATAAGAATCTATCTTGGTGTCAATTTTTATCTAAAAAATTAAAAAATATAACAAATTTATTCTTTAATATAAAAATTGATTATCATATAAACTAATTGTTTATCATATAAACTATATAATATATTATGAGTGCGCAAAATAAAGAATTGAAATTTATAGATTTATTTTGTGGAATCGGAGGATTTCATCAAGCATTAATTAGACATAATTATAAATGTGTTATGGCATGCGATATTGATGAGAAATGTAGAGAAATTTACAAAGAAAATTATGGCATAACACCAGAAAAGGATATTAAAAAGGTAAATGAAAAAACATTACCAGATTTTGATATTCTGTGTGCTGGATTTCCATGTCAATCATATTCAAATGCGGGAAAAAAGGGTAATCTAAATGACCCGCGAGGAACATTATTTGAAGACATATTAAGAATAGCGAATGAGAAAAAACCCATGTTTATGTTTTTAGAAAATGTAAAACATATAAAAAAAATAGACAAAGGGAATACGTTTAATCACATAATTAAAAGAATTAATGAAACAGATTATTATGTTAGCAAAGATGATACTATATTTGAATTATCCCCGCATAATTTAGGTATTCCTCAACAGCGCGAAAGAGTTATTTTTGTTTGTATTCATAAATCTATATATGATAAGAATAAGATTATTAATTTTGAATTACCAAATATACCTATTAACGTTGAAAAAATATTAGAAACCGATAATACACTAACATCTAAATATAAAATCTCGAAAGATGTAGAAAATGTTTTAAACATATGGGACGAAATGATACAGAGATTTGATACCAATGAATCATTGAGTCCTACGATATTATGTAATGAATTTTATAAAAAATATACAGAAGAAGAATTCGAGAAACTGCCATTATGGAAACAAGATTATATTAACAAGAATAAGAATATATATAATAAATATAAGGAACATTGGGACGAATGGTATAGTAAATATAAAGATGTCTTATTAAAAAAAGAAATTAATGGAAAATTAGAATGGCAGGCGGGAAAAAAGAAACGAGAAGATAGTATATGGAATTACTTTATTCAATTGAGGCAATCTGGTATTAGAATTAAGAAAACAAATTATTTCCCCACTTTAGTAGCGATAGTACAGACGCCTATATATGCGAAGGAAAAAAGATATATTACGCCCAGAGAGTGTGCCAGATTACAATCTTTTCCGGAAAACTTCATTATACATAATAATGATAATGTGGCTTATAAACAATTTGGCAATTCTGTTAATGTAGATGTAATTAGTTATATTATAGATTTGACATTGAAATCTTATTGTCTGATATAATCATTAAATAGTTTGTTATAGATAATCAACTTCTACAGTATCTTCTACATAAAAACGCTAGCGTGGACAAGAGCAAAGTACCTTTTTATTTAGTAATATGTAAATGTAATAGATATAGAAGATATAATATGATACAGTTAATATTTATCATATAGATAATATTGATTTTTTTATAAAAAACAATCTTCTTATGCGTATTGTTATAATGAAATGGTAGATATAGTTCTGATATAATTTTCTCTTTGTAGCAATAACTTTCTTTGATAATATCCGAAATCTCGTTTGTATGTACTATAAGACCTCGAATGATATCTTTATTTTTATTTATTATATAAGTATCGAGTAATATTCTAAAAAACCCCGATAAGTGTTTTTGAGATATAATTGAATTATACGCCTTACACTGAACTAGATATATATGACCGTCAATTGTAGTAAATACAATGTCTATTCCGGTATCCAATAGTACATTAGAATTTTTTTTAAATTTATTTCTTCTATACTTACCTTTAATTATATCAAGGTCATTGCGTCGGATTATTCCAGAAATTATCAATAAATATTCGGGAACTTCTTCCCACATGTAAATTTCAGAAATATCATAGTAATCTCTCAATTTTTTTTTAACATACTTTTCATATTCATAACCTTTTACACAATTAAAATTTATAT